ATAACGTTCGGAATACAGGTCGCGGGCGAGGATTTCATCCTCATGGCCGCGCAGCATCGCGTCACCGATATACGTCGGCTCCGTGTATCCGCTGATGCGTTGCGCGGCGATTTCCCAGACGTGCTGACGGGTTTTTTCGTTGTCCGCTATCTTGAGCGTCGGGGTGATGATTTTCGAAACCTCGGAAGCGGTCAGGATTCCGCGACGGAGAGACATCCAGTCGTCGGACCCTTGTTCGACGGTTTCGTGGATTGTGATGGTCATCCCAGATACCCGCCGATCACCGCATAAACCCGCCGCAGATCGTCCGCGCTGTTGAAATACAGCGTCACCCCGCCCCAGTTTTCGCCCTGGAACGAAAGCGTCAGTGAACCGCCGTCCAGCTTGTCGATTTCGATACCTGTCGTCGGCTCGATGAACGCGTTCACGCCCACTCGCGGCGTCTCTTTACGTTCAGGTCTGGCCGTCGTAATATCATTGTCCGTCATCGGTCGCTGCTGTAGCTGACCCGCCGTCGCATACGGCCCTAGCGTGCGTTCCAGGTCAGTGACCGTTTCCTCGCTGAACCTTTCAGGAAACAGCAGTTCGCCCTCGTCCGTGCGCCAGTCTTCCGGGTCCGCGCGATCAGGCTCGAACCGCATGGGGAGCATAAGGTGTTCGTATCCCAGCTTTTCAGATAGGATCAGGCCCGACACGTCGCGTTCGTGAAGCCGCTGCATAACGACGATGATCGCGCTGGAATCCGGGTTATTCAGGCGCGTCGGCAGGGCTTCACGGAACCACAGATTTACCTTTTCGCGCTCGGCTTCGGAGTTCGCGTTTTCGGCTGACAGGGGGTCGTCGAGGATAACGAAATCGCCACGACGGCCAGTGATATTAGACGGCGTGGCGACCTGACGAAATCCGGTCGCCGTGTTCTCGAAATTCACTTTCGTATTCTGATCGCCGGTCAGCGTTACCGTATCGCCCCATAGTTTCTGATACCAGTCAGACGACGCAAGCCGACGACATTTCAGGTTATCGCGCACGCCTAGCGACTGTTCGTGCGCCACCCCGACAAATCGCGCAGACGGACGACCCTGCGGCCCCCACATCCACATAGGAAAAAACACGCCGACCAGCAGGGACTTCATCGTGCCGGGCGGGACGTTCAGCAGCAGCCGCTTCGTTTCCCCCCGCGCGACACGCTCTAGCGCCTGACACATGACATCGACGTGCGGGCCGTGAACGTAGGGCTGGCCTGGTTCGATCACCGGCCACGCGAGGCGGACGAAATCGGCAAGGCTGCGACGGGATAGTTCTCGACGCGCGGCTAGAACGTGTTCGGCGGTGATCTTCGGAAGGGTGGTCATGCGTCAGGTATAGACGACGGGCGGCGGGGCGTCACGGGTCAGCCCGCGAGTTCCACCAGCAGATCCTCGTCCGACATTTCTGGCGCATCAAAATCGGTCACCGGCATTCCGAGAAACGCTTCCTCGCCGTTGATTTCCTTTTGACACTGGCGAACCCACACCGTGCGCAGTTCGATTTCGCCTTGCTTTGTCGCGCGAGCCAGAGCGGCCTTTTCGCTCGACAGGCGGCTGATCAGGGCGACGAGGTGAGTGGTGTCGGTCATCTGTCTGTTCCATATCGGCCCTGCGCCGATGACCAAACATACACCGACGCCCGGTGATCGCAACCGAAATCGACACTCCGCCGCAGATTTATTCGACCACGACCGACCAGGATCCGCGCGAGATTAGAAACCCACACCCACCACACTGCCGGCGATCTTTCCAAAGACGAATCGGCCGATCAGGACCGCACGATGGACAGTCACCCGCGTCGAGTTCCACGGGGTCGCCGGGGATGACGTTGGCGAGGGCGTGTTGGGTTTGGAGGGGGAGAGTCATAGGCGACGACGCGGACGGTAAGGCAGGCCAGGAACGTCATCGCCAATATTGGCGATCAGGTTACCGACCCACTCAAGGCCGCGCCCGACGACAATAAGGGGTGCGCGGACGAAAACCGCGAACGGCAACCGCCACGCAAAATCGAGCCAGTAAATCACTCGCCCCCCAGCTTCAACCCCGCCAGCGCCGCAAGCTGTTCAGGCGTGGCGCTCGTCAGGTCCAGCGTCTGAATCGGTTTGTCGCCGGCAGCAGGGTCACCGCCGACCAGCGTGACCTTTTCGCGCCAGTCATCGGGCGCGCAGTTCACCAGCGCGAACTTGCGGGCATTCATGGCGGGCGCGGGAATGTCGCGTTCCATCATGCCGCCCTCAAGGAAACGGGCGCGAACGACCTTGGCCGTAGCGCAGGCAACGTCGAATTCGGGGTGCGCCTTACGCCAGTCGGTGATCGTCTGGCGACCGACCATCACCCCTCCCGCGAAGGCACTTAACGAAAAACCGGCCTTCGCGTCCTCGATCACAAGGTCGCAATAGGACGGGTCATAGCTTGTGGGGCGACCTGGACCGCGCTCCGTGACAGTGACGGTCACGCTGTTTTCGTCACTCATCTTCGTTCGCCTTAGCCTTCAACCCCGCCAACCGATACTCCGCGATCGACACGGCAACACTGGACGCGACCCATGCGGCGATAAGCAGGATAAATCCGAGGGCGATAAAAGGGGTCATCAGGCGGTTTCCAGAAGCGACGTAACGATGCGCTCGACCGGAATATAATACGGGCCGTCCCATTCGCCAACGAGGCGGGATCCGCCAGGACCACGCTTGCCGGAAACGCGAACCGCCTCGATGTCCATTCCATACATATCTCGGAGCGTCGTTCCGCATCTTCCGAGAGAAACGACATCACCTCGACGCAGGGCGTCGTATTTGTTTCGAATGGCCGTTCCCTCGCGGGGCATCCCGCCTGGCGGATGACCGCCAGATCCTTGGGATTTCTTGATGTCCGAAACTCGGATTGTCGTGGTCATTTTCTATCCTGTCTGCACCGGTTCGCTTAAAGGGATGATGCGCTTGCACCAGTGAGCACCTGTTTGGGGATAGCCTGAAAGGCTAACCCAACTGGTGCACTGTTGCAAGCATCATCTCGCGAAACATTGTTTTCCGTATTTGCACCAGTAGTGCACCAGTCAGAAAATGCGACTGGTGCACCATTAGAACGGGCAATCATCAAGGGTTTCAGGGCCGCTGTATGTCGGCTCGTCATACAGTTTTGCAGCGGTCACGTAATCGCGCATCTGACGCGATTTGTCCTCGCCCTGACGCACGGACAGGACGCCGTTCTCGATCCACTTCGCGATAAGTTTACGAAGCGCCTCCTTCTGACCGGAGTCTTCGGTGTCGAAGCCGAGGCGATGCCCGACCAGATGACCGAACCAGTCGGGGGATTTGCTGCTAAGGCGGCCCATGTCGTTCGCACGGGCTGCGGCCTGGACGATCTCGACGGCATCGGACGGGAGGCCGGAATAGGCGTCTGGGAACTTGAAATACTCCACGACGCCGACGTGATCGGATTCGCCGACAGGGCCGTTGCAGAGGTCGAAATCGTAAAGGTGACGCCATTTCAGGTCACCGGAACGCTTCGACATGTTCGACTTGCCGTTGGTCACGCTGAAATAGGAAAAGCGGTCGTTGGGATCGACCTTGATAGCGTCGCAGAGGTCCGCTGACAGGACGTTCAGGACGCGGGCGGAACGGACGGCCCCGAGAAGCGCGGAGGCCCCCCGTGCGTCGTTTACGTCGGTCTGTTCCTTATTGCCGGCGGACGGCTTGCGGACGTGGTGCACGATCTCGACGGCGCAGTTACAGCGATCGGCCAGACGGGCGAGGCGTTTCACGATGGCGTCGATGGCGTTGTTATCGTTCTCGCCCATGCGGTGCGACGACACGAACGGGTCGATGATAAAAACGTCGATACCGCGCGCCTGGATCTCGTTTTCGAGCGCCTCGAATAGCGATTCCTCTAGGGTGATTTCGCCGCGCGCGATCTGGCCCAGCATGATCGACTGTTCACGGCCGGTGTCGGTGTAAAGCCGGTTCCCGATGTCCTTGGGGGTAATGCCGTGGTGCTTGGCGGCTGCGACGACGCGGCGTTGTGTTTCCTCTTGGGGGTCTTCGCCGTTCCAATACCAGACCGTGAGGGGTTCGGGTTTGTATGGTCGATCGTCCACGAGGATCGCGCGGCCGGATGCCATAGCGATCGCCTCGACGGTGATCAGCGATGATTTCCCGAGGCCTCCAGGTGAGACCAGAAGCGACACGAACTTGCGGAACAGGTGCTCGCCGTAGAGTTTCGGGCGCGTCGGGATGTCGAGCGCATCGGCCCAGACGAACGGCGTAGCCGCGATGATGGGTGCGGCCGGCGGTTTTTCGTCGGTCAGGCGATAGTCGTCGGAAAGCCAGTCGTCGTTCTCGTGAGTGGTCAAAAGGGTTCCCTCATGAGGACATCGTTCCAGTCGTCACCGATTTTTTCCGGGAACTGGACACGGACTGTTTTTTTCTGCGCCACGAGACGGCGGGCGAGCGTTCCGGCGGCCCACATGCCCGTAAAGCTGGCGTCGTTGTCGGCATAGATGACGATGGCGGAGGCGTGCTTGGGGGGTATCCATTTCGACAGGTTGTCAGCGGTCATGCAGGCCCACGTCGGGACGCCGAAAAGATCGCGGGCGGCAAGGGCGGTTTCGATACCCTCAGCGACGCCGATTTCCCCGTCATCGAAATTGCACGCGCGAACGGCACACCCAGCCGGAAGAGGGAGAGGCATAAGAAGCCGACGCTTAGGGTCGAGATAGGTTCGGTGCATGTTGACCACGCGTCCGTCCGTGTCACGCACGAGGGACAGCGCGGCGTTCATGGACTGGTGAAACCGAATGTCGGGGCTGTCAGGGATCTTGAGGGCGCGATCCCACCACCACTTTGTTTTTTCCGGGGCGACGGCAGCGATCCACATAGCGCGCATATCGGCCAGGGTTTCGTCGGCGTCGGCTGTTTTCGATTTCGTTTCCTGTTCAGCGACGCCGGCTGCACGCTCGATGTCGCGGATCGTGTCTTTGAAATCGCGGCCGGTCACGAGTTCAACGAGTTTGAAGCCGTCGCCAGCTCCGCACTGTGAACAGATGAACGTTCCGCGCCCGTCCTTGTCATCGAAGCGAAAGCGATCCTTGCCGCCGCACACGGGGCATGGGCCGTGCTTGCCGGTCAGGTGCTTGTCATCGACGCCCATCGCCGGGAGGATTGAACGCCAGCGGCCTTGTGTTTTTTCGGCTGACGGACTCATTCGATCACGCGCGGACGGACGACCGCCTCCATGTCGGTCAGGTCACGAAGCCCGACCTCAGGGAATCGCTCCATGATTTCGGGCCACACATTACGCGGTATAATGCGACGGTGACGCCAGACCCTAATAGCGCCTACCTCCACGCCAAGCACAACACTTAGTGTTTGCGGGGTTTTTAGGTCGATCCAGTCGCGAAAATCCATCGGCCCTTGCCTCTTTGTGGGGACCGTCGTATTACAGTGAGAAATCAGACAGCGCAAGGATGCCGATATGTCGATGACGGAATATGAGAAGCTGGTTCTCATAAAAGTTCACGCCGAAGCCATAGCGGCTTACTGCGCGGCAGAAATGGACAGGTCCACAGAAGACACAGATCCAATCGACAGGATCAAAATCCGAGCCGAACGAATTCTTTCTATCGCCAAACCTTAATCACAGGACCACACCTAAAATGCAAATCCTCACCATCGCCGGCAACGTCGGTAACGTGAAAGAAGTCAAAGATGTATCCGGCGACAAGGTGCTGAATTTCAGTGTCGCCGTCGATAACGGCAAGGACAAGCACGGCGAGAAACGCGAATCGACCTGGTTCGATTGCGCGCTGTGGGGTCCGCGCGCCGAAAAACTC